TAAAGCGTATGAAGATATAATGTTACTTATAATAATCGTTTTCCTAAAGGCAACTCTCAACTTTTTGCACCTTATCTTTTATTGTTAATACCTAGAAAACCTATAAACAATCCAACACTTGCTAAAACGTATGAAGAATATAGTTTAGCTGTGTTCGATGGACATAAACTAATACCTAATAATTCAAATGTAGAAATTGGTATGTTTAGTGCTATATTAACTGCTATTTCTATTGAAGAAGGTTTAAGTATAAGTTATACTGCATGTCTTAATGCAAGTAAATTAAAAAATACATATGATTGGTTAAAAAATGAATTAGTTGAACCTACTCTTGCTTTAAGTTTAGGATACAAAAGACCAGATGTGAATGGTACTGAAATAAGCTATCATAACAAATTAAAAGGTGAAGAAAAACCAGAAAAACAATATATTTTTGAGTGGATATGAAAACACTAATATTATTAATTGATTTTTATGGTCATCCTGCTTTAACCACAGATAGTTATAGTGATAGTATAAGATATTCTCATCTTACTGAAATTATATCATCAAATTTTATTGACAGGAAAAATTGTATATTTTTTTCAACACCAATAGATCATAATGATATAAGGTTATTAGAGCTTAAAAAGATGGCAATAGCAACCCATTTTACATTTGTTTCAATTGAAGATCAAATTAATGACCAAAAATATACCATAGATTATGTAAAATTAAAACTCAAAAATTTTATTAATATTAATAATACCGATACACAAATAATTGTGACAGGTACTAATACTTCAGGTTGTGTGTTTAAAAATAAAAATATAGGTGCTTATCACTGGTCAAAGGCAGGTTATAAAACTAAAATATATTTACCTATGTGTGCTGAATATGAAAATAAAGGTATTAATGACTTAGAAAAAAACTTATATGGATTTGCGTCACTTTATAAAAAAATTAAAAAAGAAAAGTGTTTTGATATAGAAATTTGTAAAAAATTTTCAGATTTAGAATTACCTATTTAAAAAATAATTAGAATACCAACCTGTCCATCCTTCTTCTTGTAAGTGGTGCATTTGTCCAAGTGTACATATACTGAACTGTGGTGGTTTTTGATAAATATAATCTTTTATTGATGGACATATTCTATCGTAAGTTTCATATTTTATATTTTTGTAGTACCATTCATCACTGCCTTTAGTGTATGTTTTAATATATTCTTTATCATTTTCTTTAAACTTATTCCATATATAAGATACATCACCTGTCCAAGATACTATTGATGAATTTAAAGGTGTATGAGCTGGTTCTCTCCACCATGTGTCATCTAATAGTGTAAAGTTTTTTCTTATAAGATTAGGAAGTCTGTCATAGATAACTACATCTAAATCAAAATATAAATTTTCACTATCTCTAAATCTATCATACATTTGTAATTTGTTAAACCAATTGCCGTACAGATCATCCTCAATAACTTCAAAACTATCATACTTTAGACCAGAGTATTCGTCTATCATGTGTTTTAAGTTATCAACATGCCATTGAGTAAACTTATTACCAAATCTACAACAAATTATTCTCATATTTATGTTTTTACCTTACAATATCTTTGACATGGACCTGGTGCTGTGTCAGGATTCTTCCATGACTCTGGTAATTTTTTAGCAAATAGATCACTATCAATAATCTCTTTCATAGTATGGTTATCTAAATTATATTTTTCTTTGTTATTTAAATATTCATCAATCCACGGATGCGAACCTTTTATAAAATGATCTTCTTCATCTGTTCTATCAAAGTTTTTTTTTAAAAAGCAACATTGAAATACTTGACCATCAGGATTGACCATATATCTATTATTATTTTCACGCCATTGACAAACTATTTTAGCCATGTGTTGTTCTCTCCAAAAATTCTTTTTCACCTTTTTCATTTATAAAATGAAATTCATTTTTACCATCAAATCTATCACTATTGAAGTGTTTATGAAAATGTGATCCGTGTGATAATGCTAATTCTTTTATTTGATCTTTATAGTCTTCATTATGTTTAAATATAATACTTTGTGATAAAGGTATTGCTTTTGTTTGTGATAGTGCTTGTAAGGCCTCTAATGATTTTTTAAGTGATGTACCTCTTCTATATTTCTGGTGCATTTGTTCATCTATACCATCAACATCTATAACCATTGATAATCTTCTACCACAATAAACACCTAAATCCCAATAAAACTTATCTGTACGAATACTACCATTTGTGGTTATCATTACCTTTGTTTTACTGTTATCTATAATATATTTTACAATTGATTCTATATCTTTTGCCATTAAAGGATCTCCCCACGTGCCACAAAAACTTATTTCACTTATGTCTTTCATACAATCAACATTAAATCTTTTTTTAAAGTCGTTCAGCGTCCATGTTACTAAAGGTAAGGTGTTTACTACACCTAGACCATTTATATCAGTTCTTTGACATTGAGGACATCTTGCATTGCATAAATTGGTTATTGCTACATCTACTACTAACATCAAAATAAAGTTGCCCTTCTACTTTTAGCTATTTTATTTCAATACAATTAATTTCACGTGGATATTGAGTATTTGTATGAAAGACTGCTTTATCTGGCAACTCGTGTATGTTGCCATACGGGTCAATTGCCTTATCTGAAATTTTTATATCAACTATTGAACATTGTCTATATTTCCATCCTCTTATATCTCTTTCTTCACCTCTATCTTTTAGAGAAAGATTATGTCCATTAGCTGCTCCTATCACTAATTCTGTATCATCTGACTCATTTCTAGGTCTTCCTTCTTGTGGATAACCTATACCTATTCCATATAACATTTTTTTCTTTTTATGTACATAAATATCTTCATAGATTCCCAATCTACGTTCCCAGTTGAAATCACAATCTGGTCCTTGACTATTATTTTTGTTACAACCCGTTGCATATCCTAACTCAGCTGCAGCTCTCATAACTAGTCCTAGTGCAGTACCTACTGCAACTAATCCATTTTCCCATCTAGGAGCATGTTCCGTTTTAACAATACTACCATCGTTCATGGAATTTCTAGCAGTTGGGGGATGTTTCATTACAAATAACATAAACAAGTTAGCGTTCATTTGAGGATTACGCCATGTTGCTGGGGGTTTATTATTAAAATCTCCCGAGTAAGTTGAACCCCAAGACCATTTGTAAAGTTCTTCTATAGTTTTTCTATTTGATGAATAATAAATGTCATAATATGCTTCATGTTGCTTTGAAGGAGCTTCTTTTGCAATCCATAGTAAATAATCAATATGTTCTTGTGGCATTGTTTTAGAATAGTCCCAATTTCTTTGACATTGTTGTATTTTTTTTATATATTTTTTTTCTTCTTCTATATTAGCCATTATAATACTCCTTTAGTTCTGGAAATACATCAAATAAATTCATTTCCCATTTGGTTCCCTTGTATGCTTTATCTTGTTTTAACATATAATTCAAAGTATCCTGAAAGTCATTATCTGTTTCTTCAGGCATTTTTAATGCAGCTTGAATATCAGGCCAACCCTCATACTTTGGTATAAGTTGATCTTTTAATTTTTTAGGTAAATTATTTACTCTTAATGATTTAGGTCTTTCAATCATCAACCAACCAGCACTTCTTATACCAGGATTATCAGCACAATATTTAATTACTTCATCAAAACGTAATACACTAAAACAAGTAACAACAGAATTTACATCAATATACGCTTTACCTTTGTACTTGTCAGCATTTAATAAATCAATATTTTCCTCTATCTCTTTCCAGTTTGATCTTCTTCTCAAATACTCAGCGTGTTCATTAATACCATCAATAGAGGCAGTAAATGAAACTTGTTTAAACTGTGGTATAAAGTCAATAAATTTATGTTTACCTTCGCCTAGTTTTGTAAGATTTGTTTGAAACTTAACTGTTATATAAGGTGCGTGGCCTGTCTTAATTATTTCAGTTAAAAAATCAAAATACTTTTTCATTATTAGTGGCTCGCCACCTATGATTTTTATACTATTAAGATATGGTGCAAGTTCTTTTATTTGATCTACAACTGATTTTCTATCTATCTTGTTTAGATTATCTTCAACAAGTTTAATTTTATAATTTGTTTTTTCCATTGAACCAAACATCTTTTCACTATATACATTGTGTTTTCTCATCATATCAATCCTCATAGATGAACTATCATGGTTACACATATGACAATCTAAATTACATTCAATACCAAAAGACTTCAATTGTATTTGCATTATTCTTTCGTCAAATGTCCATTGACCTGACTTCTCATACATTCTAACGTTTCTTTCGATTTTATCCCAACGTTCTTTACTATTTGACTCTCGCCACATGTGGTGTGTTCTACGGGATTTACCATATCTCTTTTCATCACTAATACATCTTATGCAATGTTCATTAATTGCTTTAGTGCCATGTTTTGCAGGATCTAACATTTCTTTTCTTAAATTTTTTAGATAATCACTATCTTCCATCCATGTTTTTATACGTGTATTGTTTATATTATGTTTATCACTTTTACCTGCAAGACAGCATGCCTTATAAGCACCATCTAGTTCTATAAACATTTCAGCAAAAGGATGAACACAGAACCAACTTCTTTTATCTTTTGCTCTATTCATAATAGAGTTTGGATCTTGTTTTCTTTCTTCACCCTCTTTAGATAGTTTTTCAAACCATTCTGAAGTATCAACATTGCCTGGACTACTATTCGTCACAGCTGACATTTTTTTTTCTTTAAATATTTTTTCCATTTTTAGGTCCTAAATAATGAATAATTTTTATCATTTCATTTGGTTTGTCTAATATCATGTAATCTGTATTAAATTTTTTAGAATACATTTTATTTAATTGTGTATTTTCTCTATGTGAGTCGGTATATTTAACAATCCATTCAGCAGGCAAATAATTGATTTTTATTTTATGCTCATCTAGTTTCCAAAAGACATAATTTTGTTCACCATAATACTTAAAGTGAACATCTCCAATATTATAGTAGTGTAGTTGCCAATATTCTGGATTTAAAGAAAAGTCATCCCATATATATTTAAAACTGCCAGATTTAAATTTATAAAATCCTCCATTTATTGGTATAACCACTTTATCAGCAAACTCATTTGTTTTATCATTCCACCAGCTATTGTAGGTTAAAAATTCATTTTCTTTTACAGGATAATTTAATATGCGATCTATGTTGTTAATGATTTGTTGATCAATGTCCATTATGATAATGTCATCATTTACGTTTTGATTTGCAAATTGTGGACTAAAAAACTTTAATTTGTGCCAATGTTTTTTTATATTACTATAATTATTATAAGGTAGTATTACATCTGCTTCAACATCCGTATCACTTAAACAAATAAATTCAAATGGCGTTGTACTGTGTTTTTTTAATGATCTGTATAATTTTGAAACATGCTCAGGCGAATACAGACCTTTAAAATATACCGTGCAAATTTTAAGCATTATATGTTCTCCAAACAGCTTCAAAGTCTTTATTGATTGTATGACATAAAACAACTTCTTTTGGTATAAATCCTTGCGTTGAAAAAAAATAATGCCATTTGTCATTTAGCCATTGCACATCTACTTTATTTTCCGCAAGTTTAACGGCAAATAATGTTTCATTGTCCCAACCAAAAAAGTTTGTTATTTTTTTAGGAAATATATCGTGCCCCTTTGTTAATTTACTCATCTCTTTTAAGTCTGAGTCAAAATTTTCAAAATATTTTAATTGTTGTATGTGTTTTTTATTTGCACCTATAATACCAGTATTTACAACTTTATGTTTTGGATTTAAATCTCTATCTATTAACATTGCTTGAGCATTATAGTATTTTGATGTTGGACTACGAATAGTTTGAGTATATTCGTTTACAGAATCCATTTGAATAACTTTGTGGGTATTGTGATGTATGGCTATACCTTTTGATAAGTCCCAAACTTCAAAAAAGTCGTCTGATTTCATAGGCACAACATCAAAATCTAAATATAATATCTCATCATATTCTTTAGATAATTCACATAATAGATGTATTTTGTAAAAATTTACAATATTATATGTTGTAAGAAATGGATATTTTGACTTTAAATTATTTTTAAATAATATAAAATTTGTATCATATTCAAATAGTTTAAATGTAACATTTATTTGATTAGCATACCATTGTTTGCAGGCTATTAGTTTAGTGTAGTTTTCTTTAAATGCATCTTTAGTTACATAATTTATAGGTGTGTGATTTTCTTTTAATATATTCTTATCAAATATATCAAGTTCATCTTTGGGAATGTCAATATAAAAACTATAAATTATTCTTTTCATATTTACCAACTAGTATAAATCTAGTTCCTCTATTATCTTTTATTTCGTCTTCTATTAAAATTTTTGTATTTTTAGGAAGTTGTGATTTAAATTCTGTTAAACTTTCAACACAGTTTATGTGTCCATCTATACCTTTCATATTATTTGATTGATATGCAAAATAAGCATTTGTATTTAAATTAAGTTCACTCATAGGTTTCATATGTTCACATGAAGTGTTAACAATTAAATTTGCATTTTCAACTCTACCTAAATGTCTGTTTAAGTCAAATACATCAGCCGTTATATAGTCAATATTTTTGTAATGATTAAATAATCTATTTTTTGCTATTCTAATAGGATTATCATCAATATCAATGAGTACAAGTTCTTTTACATCTCTAAAAGCAGGTACAAAAATACTTCCGTACCAACTGCCCAATATACTTACAAGTGAATCTGAATTTAAAATACTTAACGTGTTTATGTGTTCTATTAATCTTTCTTTTGATAAAAATTGATTTGGACTATATGAGTCTAAAAGATCACTATTATTTCTGGCTTCTGCCATAATATTTTTAAATAATTGTAGGTCTATATTCATTATAACTTAAACCTTTCTACTGTTTCTATTGCACCAAAATCATAGTATCCATATGCCCAATATTTTTCTCTACAAGGCCAACATATTTTACATGGTTCAGCACCTGGTTTTTTATATGTTCTATTAAAATCTTTAGCATATATACTATACATTTCTATTTCAGTTTCGCATGTTTCAGTAACAGGAAATAAAGTCTTATCGAGTCCCAATTCTTTCACCCATAATGCTATTTCTTTTTTATTTTTATTACGAAAAGGTCTAAACTCATATCTATAATGACCTTTATATGGTTTTTTTGTTATAGACCATAGTTTTTCTTTCTTATGATTTCTATCTTCTGGAAACTTACGTAACTCACCTGTGATTATTTTAGGTTGTTCTTCTAATGGTGGATTTAATGTTTCACCCGACATGTATATGTTTAAGTTTATGTTTAAATGATCATACTTATCCCATAGTTCATAAAACCATTTTCTTTGAAATATATCTTTAGGGTTATATTTTTTTCCAGTTTTTTCAAACTCATCTACCATCTCTTTTGTTTTAACAAAGCCTGATGTGTCAAAAAAAGCAGTTTCAGATTGTAAAATGTTATTATTTTCTGGTATTAATATCTTTAACGCATTAATGACATTTGATACAGCATCTATAGCTGCAGGTCTTAATTTATTATACATTGTTATTGGAAGTATTTTTTTATCTGAATACTTAATCATGGTCAAAAAAGTCATAAACGCTGAATCTATTCCACCACTTAATCTAATTCCTATTATATCTTGTTTAGATATTATTTCATCAATGTCTGGTGTAAACACTTCATCTAATATTTTATTTAATTTTTTTATATCCATTTTATTATTTCCTCTATTTGAGGTTTCACGTCCTCATGTTCTAGTTTTAAATATTGCAAATCTTCACGTCTATATCTTTCAGCATATCCACAACTTATCATTACAATAGGTCTGGTTTTTACCATATGTAAACCAACATTATGCCATTGTTCAGGTCTTCTTTTAAAACACGAGTTGTAAGATATATCAAGTCCTTCTTCTAATAAGTAGTTTGTTAAATTAGCAACAAATATTCCAACTTCAACCGCAACACTATCAACTATTTTTTCAATATGACTTTCAAAGCCTTGATCATAAAAGTGGCCTGTTTCAATTTGTCTTTGATAAAATTTATTTGGAGTAGAAATTCTACTATGTATTGTAATTAAGTAAGGATTTTCTTTTATATGTCTGTAGTATGGATTTTCATACTCACCTAATTTGGCACCTTGAATTTTTGTTGCTTGACCGTCTGCAACAGCTTTGTTTTCAACATCAGCGTGACATTTAACAACTAAGCTATGTATTGCGTCTTTATGTATTTCTTTATCAGGTCCCCACACAAGAGCTTGATAAGCCATTGCATTATTTTTAGATGGAGAAGTTTTCCATGCCTTATATAATGCTCTTTCTATTATTTCTTTAGGTGGTATATCTTTTTTATAAGTTTTTACGTGTTTTCTTTTTTGTTCTAATAAATCAAAATGTTTCATTTTTTACACCCATGTTATTATGTCTTTTAGTTCAGGTTTTATATCTTTTTTATTAATTTCTCCACCAATGTTTCTTCTATATGTTTTACCGTAACCACAAGTTAGCATGAATAGAGGTCTGGTTGTGATATTTGTTAGACCTGCTTTTTGCCAAACATTATAATCACTTTTAAAACAAGCGTTATAGGATACATCTATATCTTTTTCTAGTAAATATGTTGTCAAATTCTGTGCAAATAATCCTACTTCAACAGAAACACTATTAACTATTTTAGGCATTTCACTTATATGTGCTTGTTCATAATACATATTTTTTTTGTTAATACTGTGTTGATAGTATTCATTAGGTGTTGCAAGTCTTTGATGAAATGTAAATAAAAAAGGATTATCTTTTATATGTTTAAGACATTCGTTACCTTTTGATATTGATTCAGAATGGCCTTGATGGTCTATTTCAATACAAGAATTTTGACAAATATTATATATAATTTCTTTTTCTTTTTGTTTATCTGGTCCCCATACAAACACCTCATATGCCATTGCATTATTTTTTGAGGGTGTAGTTTTCCATGCTTGCCATAATGAGAGTTTTATTTTTTCTAATGATGGCACATCATCTTTATATTCAAATACTTGTTTTCTTTTATGTTCTAATAAATCAAAATGTTTCATTTACATATCATCTTATCATTAATTACTAATATATCCAATGCCGTTCTGTTAAAGGTATTTATCGCCTGTTTAGGACTCTCTACTATAGGTTCTTTACAGTTAAAACTTGTATTCAATAACATTGGTATGCCTGTTATCTTATAAAACTCATTGATGATATTGTAAAACTTTTCGTTAAATTCTTTATTAACTGTTTGTATTCTAGCTGTATCATCAACGTGTGTAACGCCTGGCACTTTATCTGATTTAACTTTACATATTCTACTCATATAAGGGCTTGGTAATCTTGTATCAAAGTATTCTTTATAATGTTCTTCTAATACAGCTGGCGCAAATGGTCTAAAATCTTCTCTCATTTTTATGGTATGATTAATAATATCTTTTATATTAGGATTACGAGGATCGGCTAATATACTTCTATTACCTAATGCACGATTACCACTTTCTGATTTGCCTTGAAACCAACCTACTATTTTACCGTCAGCAATTGCCTGTGCAACTTCTTTATAATTTACATCTTCACCTTCATTATAATCATATTCTTTACCAGCAAATGTTTCCGATTTATGTATATTATTGTTTAATATATAATCAGCGTGCTGATATGTACCTATTGCTTGTCCTTCATCACCCACAGCAGGTGGTACAAATACATTTTCATAGTGATTAGTAAATTCTTCGTTCATATAACCATTATATGCAACACCTCCTGCAATACACAAGTTATCACAAGATTTTAATGGATATACGTGTTCTTTTATTTTATCTATTGTAAATTTTTGTAGTGTAAATGCTAGATCATCTATATTTGATAAGTCTATCTCTTTAAAATGTTTTTGTTTCTTTTCAGTAATAGGTCCATCAAGTATGATTTCAAACACATTATAATAATATTGACTAAACTGACCATATCCAACTTTACCCATTAATTTACTTGCACCTAAAGTTCCAAAACCAGTCAAGTTAGACATATGATTCCATAACCACCCAATAGGTAACTTATCAGATAAATCAATTAAGTTTTTATCTTTATCAAAAAACACACATCTGTATTTTGATCCTATACCATCAATTGCTAGTATATCTGATTGTTCAAAACCTGAATTAAGAAAGGCATAGGCGGCATGAGATTGATGATGATCTATAAAATATAAACCATCTTTATAATAATAATCCCATAGATTTTTAGGTTCATAGTCAAATATATCTTCTGGTAAAATATCTCTACACATTCTTATACCACCATAAGTATATGTAAATGCCAATACATCTTCTTTTCTAACAAAATATTGTTTTACAAATTCATTGTTTAGTCTATAGTCTGCAGGATTTAAAATATCTGATTGATGAGCATAAGCCTCAGCGTGATAAGGTAGATTATGTTTAAATCTTGTAAATCTTTCTCTTTGATTATGAAACACACCATCATATGTATTATGGTCGTGTAAGTTGAGTGCTACAGAATATATTTTAGTCATTTAATACCTTTGCATATTTTCTCATAGGAAAGTGTCCTTTTGATTGTACCCATTCAGTACAAGTTTTACAATAGTTTTCATATTTAAACAATCTAAAGTTCATCA